CATTGGCTTGTCAGGCACGATTGCCGGTAATAAGATTGAAGGCTTCTGGTCGGTTATCAGGTGGATTGAACCTGAGGTTGCCGGTAGGTCGTTCTGGAAGTGGGTTGATAGATACTGCACCACAGTGTTTAGCCCATTCGCTGGCAAGGAGGTCGGTGGCGAGAAGATACCGGGAGGCATTGTTGATTCCCTGACTTGCTACATCAGACACCTCAAGCGTGAGACATGTTGCGACATGCACCCAAACGGCATGGACTCTGACCTGCCACCAGTTGTGCATGAGAAGCGAGTGGTGCAACTATCTGCAGAGCAGAAGCGTTTGTATACCAAGCTTGAGAAAGACCTTGTTGTTTGGCTCGGGGAAAATCCACTGGTTGTTGAGGTTCCGATTGCATCGCGCATCAGGCTTCGCCAGATTACCTTGGGTGTCCCTGTAATTGATGAAGAAGGTGTAGTCACCTTTGAACCCGATTGCAAGTCAAGCAAGCTTGATGAGATGTTTGAGATTATTGGTGACCTGCCTGACGGCGAACCATTGCTCATACTCACCCACTCACAGAAGTTCGCTCGGGTGACTACCGAAAGACTGAACGCCAAAGGCATTGAGTCTTTTGAGTGGAGCGGTGCGAAGTCCCAAAGCCAAAGGGACACTGCGCTAGAGAACTTCAAGGCTGGCAATCTCCAAGCGATTGTCGCCGTGATTTCTGCAATCGGTGAAGGAACTGACGGATTGCAGGAGCGTTGCTCAACTGTGATTTGGCTGAGCAAGGATGACAACAGACTGCTCAACGAGCAAGCTGCCGGAAGACTGGATAGGCAGGGACAACGCTCTGCCGTCCTATCTTTCGACATTGTTGCTGATAACACTTATGATGAGGGTCAGCTATCAAGACTGGTAGAAGACCAAATAAAGATGAACGCAAGCCTAAGGAGCGCAAATGAGATTGATTGACAAACTGGCTGAGATTCTATTTAGAAAGAAGCTAGACGAAGCATACAGAGAAGGAATCACCGAAGGTGCTAGATACGCAACTGGGCATCTCCACACTAGATTGTATGCAAGAGAAGAATTTCTTGACATGACCAAGACACAAAAGCTTGGCTACGAGAAAGCTATCAAAGTAGTAAGAGACGCTAAGCACGATGTAAGAGGAAAGACAGGAGCATGGGCATGAGCGACATAAACGACCTAATCGCAAGGAGTGGACAAATCTCCTATGAGAGCGGGATAAACAGCGAGCGCCGAAGAATCATCAAGATTCTTGAGGGATTGCCCGCTGAGTTTAGCCACAATGGATACGCAATAAGAACAGTAAGAACTGCAATCAAGAGAATTGAGGAGACCCCAAGTGCCAACACTAGCAAGACTGAGTAACCCAAGCCACGGAGTTGCCAATGTGGAGCTGGCTCACAACAGGGAGATTGATACCTATGTTGAGACTGCAGCTATCGGTTTCTTTGTGCTGAACGACGAGGCTCACAAGAAGCACGGCGTGGAGTATGACAACGGCGAGATGCTGATTTACAGCCCAAGATTCCAGCCAAAGATTCAGGGCATAAACCTAGACCAGCCAACAGTTTGGGTTGCTCAAACTATTGACTTTGAGTTCTCTACAATCTAACAACACTCTGTAACGTGATTACGATTATGGATTCTTTTATGCGACAATGGGAGGTGACTATGGACTTTATCTGGCTGCTTGTGCTTGCCCTTGGCGGTGCTTTACTTACCTTTAGCCTTCTGGCTTTAGTGGTTCTGCTAATCCTCGGAGCGTTTACATTTGAGCCACTGGAACCGAAAGGTAACATTGAGCGCAAAAAGACCGAAGATAAGAATTGATGAGAATTCTTTTTGGAACAAGCCAGAAGCAAAAGAGAAGTGGCAAGAGCTTACTTCTGCAATAAACGCAATAGAAAACTACAACTGTCAGGACAAGCCAGAGCTTTGGTCTGACTCACCACAACACATAACCGAACAAGAAGCTGAGATACTTTGCTACAAGTGTCCATTGCTAAAGCAGTGCTATGACTATGCAGTCAGCGCTGAAGTTGCATGGGGCGTGTGGGGAGGTGTAAACTTCACGAACACAACTGAAATAGAGGAGTTATTTTGAACGAACCGCTGGATAGATTCCGGAGCTACATCAAGCTAATGGCGAGCGAAGAGCTTGCTTGGCAAATGGATGCCCCTTGTGCACAGACAGACCCAGAAATCTTTTTTCCGGAAGATAAACAGGACGTTCGATTAGCCAAAACAATTTGCAGAACTTGCCCAGTCACTGCACAGTGCCTAGCATTTGCTATGGAAAACTCTGAGACATTCGGAGTGTGGGGCGGGACAACTGCAAGAGAGAGACAGATTTTGAGAAACAGAGGGAAAGGGAGGCCGAGAATTGAAAGACTCGCAAGTTAGAGAACTCACGGTTGCACTACTAACGCAATCCACAGAGAGAGACAAGCAACGCAAAGTCGGGGCATCTCAGATTAGTGACCCATGCACTTATCACTTGGCTAGGGCATTGATTACTACAGGCGAAGCACCGATGAAGTATTGGCTTGGTGGCAAGATTGGCACAGCAGTTCACATGCTATTGGAAGACACAATCGCAAAGACCGACTTGCCAGATGTTCACGATGCCATTGTGGAGAAGAAGATTTACCTTGGCGAGCTAGAGGACTACGGGACTATTAGCTCAAAGCCAGACTTGGTTCTGCCAAGCAAGAAGCACTTGATTGACTGGAAGACATCTAGCCGAGACAAGATGCGCAAGATGCAGAAATACATTGACGACCCAGAGAACGGCAAGGCCGATGTTGCATACACGCTGCAGAAGTATGTTGCGCAGGTTCAGCTCTACGCATGGGGACTCAACAGAGAAGGCACTGAGATAGAGACCTGCTCGCTTGTGTTTATCAACAGAGACGGCACAACCGAGAATGACATTTGGACTTACACTTTTGACTACTCGGAAGAACTTGCATTGCAACTGTGGGATAGGCTTGTAAACCTCTGGGATGCAATCCGTGCTGGAGTAGACCTAGAAAACTTAGACAGAAACGAGCACTGCTTCAAGTGCGCCATCGGAATTTAGACTCGCCGAAAGGTTTTGCAACTAAGACACTTTCGTGCTACTATAATTTCCACACAACTGAACATAAACAATCCACACAACTAGGAAGGTCACTATGAGTGATACCAAATTTCCAGAGCTTGCGTTTAGTAAGTTCATCAAAAAGGCTGAAGCGCTCAATGTGCCTAAGTCAATGCTCATCTACGGCGACCCAAAGAACGGTAAGACTTGGCTAGCTGCATCTGCAGCTGAAGTAGCCGCATTCTCACCCGTTCTTCTCATTGACGTAGAGGGAGGTGCAACAGCAATCGCTAGAGACTGGCGTGACGTTGACGTAATTCAAGTTGACACACACGAGCAGCTAGAGTCGGTTCTGGATGGACTTCTTACCCAAGACCACAAATACAAGACTGTAATTGTTGACACCCTAGGTGTTGCCATGGACAGGGCGGAGAAGGTCTTTGGCGAAAAGCCAGAGAACAAGAATAACCGCTTCGGTAAGTGGGGAGACCTAAAGGAGTGGGCAAACCAGACGGTGCGTAAGATGCACCACGCAGAATTCCTGAGCATCTTTATTGCTCACGCTCAGGACGAGAAAGACGATGCAACAGGTGCTGTCAAGACTGTGCCAATGCTCGCTGGCTCAACCCGGAACACGCTTCCCGCAATCCCAGACATTATCGCCTACATGACAAGCGAGAAGACTGAGGATTCAACGAAACGTGCTCTATACTTGCAAGGTTCTGACAGGCTTGTGTCGGGAAACCGCTTCGGTTTGCCGTCCAAGATGTATGACCCAAGCATGAAGAAACTAATGGACACAATCAAAAAGATAGGAGAGGCCAAGAAATCATGAGCCTTACAATCAAAGTCCCAGCAGATGCAACCAGTAGCCAGCCATCTGGCGACCTAGGTGTTTTGCCAAAGGGAACTTATTCAGCAACAATTTACGAAGTAAAAGCAGAGGAAGTTCGTGGTGGCGCTAATGCCGGTAAGCCACGTTGGAACGTTCAGTTCAGGGTCTCAGATGGAGAGTATGAGAACCGCAGACTGTTTGCTTACATTCCACTGTATGTAGCTGGAGACTTCTGGAAGACTCAGAGCTTCTTCGAATCTCTAGGCTTCGATGTCAAGGGGGACTTCAATGTCCCAGACATCAAAGACGTGCTGGGGAAGGCCGTTGATGTCCGAGTCACCATCAGGGAAGCAGAAGGTGACTACCCAGCCGACAACAACGTAGCTGGCTTCAACAAGCCATCTTCGGGCGCAGATGCACTCAAGGACATGGGTGCAACACCTGCAAGCGACCTCTGGGTCGAGTAACGGGCGGGAGGGGTGCGACTCCCTAACAACGCACTTACCCCTAATGGTTCACGCAATTCCCCCTTTCTCTCTTTGTGCGTGGTAGGTTCGATTCCTGCAAGGGGACTCATTCAGAAAGTGAATAAGGAGAGAGAATGAACCCTAAGGACTTCCTAGAGACAGTTCTTGGTGAAAGTGCGGGCTACGCAACCATTGTCACCAAAGACACTCATGGTGCGCCGACTGTGCAAAAGTTTTTTAGCTACCCAGATGAGATTGATGAAATGTCTGAGTATGCAAAGACAAAGTCAAGTGAAGATGTTTACTTTTCCCCAATTCTTTTCTATGAAGAGCGCAGGATTCGTGAGAACGCCAAGTCGGTTCAAGCCGTCTACGCAGACTCCGACACCTGCAACCCAGACAACTTCAGGATGCCACCCTCAATCAATGTCCAGACTTCTGAGGGTAGGTGGCACTCTTACTGGCTACTAGACAAGTCTTACGACCCACAGAGGGTTGCAACCCTAGCCAAGAAGATTGCCTACGCACACCGAGACCAAGGTTGCGATGTCTCTGGCTGGAATCCGACAAAGCTTTTGCGAGTGCCGGGAAGCATGAACAAGAAATACAGTGAGAGTCAGCCAGTCACGGCTGAATCAAGTGGCTTGGTTTACACCATTGAAGACCTTGAATCTGTCTACGGCAATGTTGAGGTAGATGCAATCCTAGACCCGTCAACCGCTCCGATGCCCGAAGCTCCGCCAGCAATCATTGACATTCTGAAAAAGCTACCAGCTAACGGTGACATCATGACACTCTACCTAGAGGAGCCACTGCCGGGAGCTGACCTGTCCAAGATGCTCTGGAGGCTAGAGCTAGAACTGTTCAGGGTTGGCTTGACTGCAGAGGAAGTCTTTGTTGTTGCTCGCCACGCAAAGTGCAACAAGTATCACCGCCCAGATAGGCCGAAAAGACTTGATGCTGATGGCGACCTGTGGAGAGAAGTCCAGAGGGCAGAGCAGGCGAAAGACATTCCAGAGGATGCCTCGCAAGCCGTAGAGCTTGATGAGCTTGTGAACCTCAAGGCAGACCAGACCAAGGCTGACTTCCTATCGGACGAAGAGCGTAGCTTAGTAGCTGCCAACCCGACTTTCATTGACAAGTATTGTGCTTGGACTCGCAAGAAGACTGATGGCGCAATTGAGTTTCAGGTGGCATCTGCTTTCACGCTGTTGTCTTGTGTCTTCTCTGACACTGGCTTTGGCACACCTAGGTATGGCAAGCTCGGCCTCAACCTTTGGTTTATGGTTCTTGGTGAGACTACGCTTAGCCGTAAGTCAACCAGCCGTCAGCTGATGCTTCGCATGCTCAGGCGCTACGAAAAGTATGTTGGCTACCAGATTGACATTGGCTCAAACACCACCGCCGAAGGCTTGGTCAAGCACCTAGCTGGTCGTGACGGGCTGACATCTTTGTTCCACAGAGATGAGGTGCAGGGTATGTTCAAGGAGTTCATCACCAAGACCTACATGTCAACTGCTGCAGACCAGTTTACTGAGCTTTATGACGGTCACGTCCCTGTGGTAATTCGCTCCACTGGAGGCAAGAGCGCAACTGCAGCCGTGCAGTCTGAGCGAGCAGAGACAAACTTCATCATGTATCTCATGGGTATCACCAGCAAGGTGTCAGAGATTCTTACGGTTGACTACTTCCGTTCCGGATTCTTGGCTAGGTTCTTGTATGTCATTGCCGATGCTCCAGAGCGCACTTTTGAGATGGAAGCGATTGAGCAGGCCCCAGAGCATGACACGATTGTGCAACAGGATTATGAGATGGAAGAGCTTGTGCGTTCTCTCTACGAGTCCAAGTTGTTCTGGGACAAGAAAGGCAAGCCATTCCCAAGACCAGTTCGCTTGAGTGATGAGGCTCTAACTCGGTTCAATCAGTTCAAGTGGGACATGGGTAACTACGTTGATGGTCACGCACACGAGCAGTCAATCGAGCCATCTCGCCAGCGACTCTCGCTCTCGGTGTGGAAGGTTGCAATCCTTCTTGCTATGTACGACAGGTCTGACAATGTAGAGCTACACCACATGGTTATTGCAATCCACTACGCAGAGCAGTGGTTCATCAACCTAGAGAGAATGGCAGAATCAATCTCCGAGTCTGAATGGCAGAGGGAGGTTGACGAGCTAGAAGCTTTTGTCACCAACAAGGGTGGCAAGATTCGTTATGACGAAGCGTATCGCAGGTTTGGTAACAAGCGAAAGCGTGAGTTTGACGAAATGATTGAGTCACTTCGTTCACAGGGACGGCTGAGACTGTATGTAGAAAGCAGCAAGACATTTTTGGAGACGCAAGTATGATTCCTCAGGAAAGACTATTTATTATTGCCAAGGCTATTGAGCTGAGAGATACGGCAGACTCTATGACCCGAGAAGTTTTGTACGAAACTATCGAGAGCATAGGAAAGTATCAACTCTTCTCTTTCAGGCAGATTGCAAACATAACCTGCAACCTTGTGAGTCACAGCACCGTGGCTAGGCTGGTGGATAAGCCACGCAAGACAGGTGGAAAGCTAAACCCGAAGCACCTAGAAGACATGAGAGACCTCATCTTTCAGAACAGCGTAGGTCGTGTGGATTGGAATGTCATCCGCAAGGTTGTGTCTCAAGGGACTTCGGTTGACATGGTCGTAAAGCTCACTGGACTGCCAAAGACGACAATCCACAGGAAGGTGGCTGATGAGCGGTTACTCCAGAACGGCTAGCTTTGAAAAAGTCAAAGAGGATTGGGAAGCCGTCAAGTATCATGCCCTCAAGTTCGAGCTTGGGTATCGCTACAGCCTTGCAGTTCTGTGCTACCAGTATTACCAACTAGAAAAGAATTCTTATGCCTCTGATGATTAGCCTTGACCCCGGTGGCACAACTGGGGTTTCTATTATCGGGTATGACACCGACTCTGTTTATCTCGTCAATACCTATCAGGTATCTAACGGCCTTGAAGGCTTTGTGCATTGGGTAAAAGAGATTGGGCTTGAGCAGTTTGATGAGATTGTTTGCGAAAACTTTACTCTTCGCCCCGGAGTGCATGGCGCTGACATCACCCCTGCCTATGTAATTGGTGCGCTTGAGGCGATTGTTCACGGAGTAAGGAAAGTTACTTACCAGCAACCTGCACAGAAAAAGCTCTGCGGTGACGACAAACTCAAGAGGATGGAGATGCACCAGCCGGGGAAGCCACACGCAAATGATGCAACAAGGCACGGTATAATTTACTTACGAAATAAAATACACTTACCGACTCTGGAAAAAGGCTGGAAGTAACTTTGCCGTATTACGTCACGAAATATCACCCTGACTGCTCTAAGTGGGCCGTAGTCAAGAAAGATTATTCGCTAGTAGCTTGCCACGCAACAAAGCGTGAAGCAACGGCTCAGATGGTTGCAATCTCCTCGTCGGAAGATATTGAGCCGGGCGGTACTCACCCCCGTGATGAAAGAAGGCGTGAAGCTTTGAGAATCAAAGAAGTAAGCCAAGACCTTTACTCTCAGCTTGAAGGCGACGAGAAAGCCCTAGTAGACGCAATGCTTGGCGTTGTGCGTGAATACGGAAAGTTTGGTAGCGAGGGTAGCAGTGTTTATGTTAGCTACCAGCCACCCGCAGAGAACGAAGATAAAGCTATTGGTGTCAAGTGTGGCAACTGTGTGTTCCACTTTGAGGCAGAAGACGGCATCGGGTGTTCTGCGATTGATGCTGACATTGAGGAAAACGGAAACTGCAGGCTAGCCATGATTCCACCGGGATTGGTAAACGCCCCAGAGGCAATGGCAGAAGCTGGTGCTGACGCACTAAAAACGGGAGACTACGTTAGCTGGGATTCCTCAGGTGGTAGGTCACAGGGGCGCATCAGTCGTATTGTTCGTGACGGCAAAATCAATGTTCCAAACTCAAGCCTGACAATTACTGGAACCGAAGATGACCCAGCTGCCCTAATAGTTGTATGGTCAAAGACCGATGAGGGCTGGTCTCCAAGCGACACAAAGGTTGGTCACAAGTTTTCAACCCTAACTAAAATCAAGCCTTTGCGTGAAGCAAAGCTGGTTGAAGCTGACAAATACAAAGTTCCAGAAGGTGTGCAAAGTGCAGCTAAGAGGGCTTTGAAGTGGATTTCCGAGGGCAAAGCAGGCTCTGGGTTCACCGATGTTGGCAGAAGACGCGCCAGTCAGCTTGCTAGCGGTGGCAGCGTAAGCCGTGATACTGTAGCTCGTATGAAATCCTACTTTGCTAGGCACACAAATGACAGAAAGGCGGAAGGGTTTAACGCTGGAGAGAAGGGCTACCCTTCACCGGGCCGTGTGGCATGGGACGCATGGGGCGGAGACGCAGGTAAGACTTGGGTCAACGGTATTAACCTAGACAAATAATGGCAGCTAACTGCAAAATCTGTGAGCTAATCGCAGAGACGGGCGATAGAAGGCTAGAGCTTGATGTCAACTCGTCTCGAAGCAGTCGCTCAGTGGCTAAAGACTGGGAACTGTTCGGCAAGACAACCGTAAACAAGCACCGTGCTCTGTGCATTGGCAGAACTAACCTAACCAGCTTTGATGATGAAGAAGCTCAGAGCCTTGAATGGACTGGCGACTCTGGTGTTCTAAACACTGGTGCGCTGGAGACCGAACTCTCCAACATGAGTCCCGAAGAAATCCTTAGAAGTTTTGGTCACGACCCAGAGCAGGTCGAGATTGTCGGAACTCTCAAAGAGCGCCACAGTCAATACTGGAGCAGAGACAAAGAGCAGATGCTCTGGAAGCACACTTATGCATTTGCCCTTAGGCGTAGTGGCCCAGCTGAAAATCAGATTGACCCAGTCGAGCTTCTTAACTCAATGAACTTTGAGCGCAAAGACTACAAAGACAACTTTAGCCACCTGCCAGAAAGCACCTTTGTGCTTGACTGGGCAGACTGGCAGACTGGCAAGAGCGACGGTGGTGGCACAGAGGCGTTCACCGAGCGACTTTCTAATGCCATCTCAATGGCAAAGAGCAGGATTCAAGAGCTTCGCTCTATCGGGCGTGGTCTGCAGGAGCTTGTAATTATCGGTGGCGGTGACATGGTCGAGGGCTGTGTTATTTATCCACAGCAATCTTTCAGCATTGACATGAACCGCAGGGAGCAGATTCGCTTTACAGTTGGTGCAATCCTTCGCAGTATCTATGACCTTGCCCCGATGTTCAAATCTGTGCGAGTGGTCGTTGCACCCGGAAACCACGGAGAGCATCGAATTAACGGAAACCGTACAACTCTAGGCGACAACGACGATTTGCTTGTCTTTGAGATGGCGCAGGTTGCCCTCCAGCAAGATAAAACCATGGAGCATGTTACATTTGAAATAGCAGAAAGAGAAATCTCTCTGGCTACTGAGATTCGAGGCTGGACATATGGCATCACCCATGGCGATGTATTTGGTCGAGGCTCGGGTGCAGTAGCAAACAGGGTATTCAACTGGTATAAGACCATGGCTGCAAACCGGCATCCAGTTGGAGCATCTGATGTCCTTGTTACCCACCATTTCCATCACGAAGCAACGGCAGATTGGGGTAATACCTTATGGGTTCAGAATCCAGCACTCGATGGTGGAAGCGACTATTTCAAAGAGGCTTTGGGCTACGACGCAGAAAGCGGGATGGCGAGCTGGGTGGTGACGCATTCGAAGCGCTTGCAAGACAAACAGATTTTGAGGTAGAAATCTATCGTCAAGTAGTCTATGACGAAGAGCGTGACATTGAAATCACGATTGAATATGTTTGCACCTGCGGAATGCCCGTGGTCAGGATACAAGACCACGATAACTTTTCTTGCCTGCACTGCGACAAGGTTTGCCTATTAGGGCTAAGCAGCTGCAGTTACTGCTTTTATGCGATGCAAGACCGCAATGTCCACGAGGAAGACGAACTCTAAACAGTCACTGCTGCTATTGTCGCAACAATTACCGCAATCACAGATAGAGCAACTGCAATATTTTCCCTTGCAGTGCTTCGCTGAGTTTTGAGCTGCTGGATTTCCAGCTGCATTCCCTGAATCTCTTCTTCTTGCGCCCAAGCCTTCTTTTCCAGTCTGTCAACTGATTCGCGCAATCCCTTAATACCTTCCTCAATGCGCCCAATTGCTACTAGGACTTCTGTGAAGTCTCGCTGCTCTGACATTAGTTTTCTTCGTCCTTTTTAGATGCCTTGATTCCAAAGTACCCGCCTAGGATACCAATAACTCCGCCAAGAGCCGTCTGAACCAGAGTCATCACTTCTGCGGACACATCTACCGGCTCGCCGGTGGCCTGAGTCTCAATTGCAGATACTACGTAATCGCCAATAATAGCGACAAGGATGGCAACCATAACTCCAGATGCCAAAACGAACATTGTTTTTTCTTTCATCGTTATGCCTCGGAGTCCATGTCTTCTACTTCGTCAAAATCATTGAAGATGTCGTTCATGTCAGCCTCTGTGACATCACCATCCTTGACGTAAGCCCTGCTCACTTCTTCAGCGACCTCCATGAAGCCAATGAAACCAGCTAGCAAAGCTGCCTGCCAAACCTCAACGCCGATAACTGCTCCGCCACCCAAAGTTCCAGAAACCTTGAGAACGATGTAAGCCACCGTGCGCTTTGAAAGTGATAGTAAGTTCATAACTTATCCAATCTTTATCTTGTCGCCCGGATGTAATTGCTTGTTATTGTTTAGTTTTTGTAGTTTTCGGTAGTCAACGCCGACAATCTTGCCAATCTTCCAATATGAGTCGCCTGATTTGACAGTATATGTCTTAGGAGCCGCTGTACGCTTCGCTGACGGCTTTGTGGTTTTCTTGGGTGTAACCACCTTAGGCTTTGGCTGTTCTGCCTTCTGTGGCGATTCTGTGGCCTCTTTTTTCATCTGATTCTTGATAAAAGCCTTCAAATCGTAAACTTTGCCCCAAAATACAGATTTAGGGGTCAAACCCAAAGTTGCATGCAAATGCGGGCCAGAACTAGCTGAGCCAGTTGAACCCATCAGTCCGATTGTCTGACCCATCTTTACTTTGTCACCAACTTTTAGAGTTGGCTTTTCTGCCAAGTGGGCGTAACCCACATACCAAACTTTTTTCTCAGCCCAAACGGTTTGCACAAGAACCCAGCCAAGCACACGGCTCCACTTAACCAAGGTAACGGTGCCTTTTGATACTGCTGGAATCTTTGTGCCCAGAGGACGTGCCCAGTCAACGCCACGGTGAGGCCCGAGGTTGTTTGCAATGCGATACTTGCTGCGAGTGCCGAACTCGCCTGTCACATATTTATCTGCAAACGGAAGTCTAAAAGTCGCCATAATTTTCCTTAGCTGTAGTCGCTCGCCATCCAGTCAATGTAGAGAGATGAATCTGCCCCAGTCCCGCTTAGCCTGTGCACACGAGCAGTAAAGCTTGTAGTTCCGGGTGCGCCCGAGATTGTGGCAACATAGCCACTAGCGCCCGCTCCGCCTCTAACGTTGCATACGACAACTGGAGTGCCCGATAGAGTTGCGCCATAGTTGACCACAATGTTTACTGGGGTCGAGCTATCGCTTGGGCCAGTAAAGTTGTGTGAACCTGAAAGCACACCAGCGTTATCTGCGCTGTTTGCAAGGTTTGCAAAGTGCGTCTCAAGCGGAGCGATGCTGTCGCTTGAGGTTGGATAGGTGATGCCCTTAGTGGTATTTGCCATTATTCTATTTTACCTTATCCTTCTAATGTTGTAATTCTTGCGTTTAGGTCTTGCACAGCGAGCAAAAGAGCTGCTGCCAGCTCTGGATAGTGGATGCCTTCTGGCTGTGGATTGCCGTCTTCGTCTTCGCTGTAGAATACAAACTTGTCTAGTGATGTGCCAGCAAGTTCCTCGGCAATAAGACCCGGGTATACTCTGGCGTTTTCGCCATCTTCCTCAACTTCATCAATGCGCTTGAAGGTTTTTGGCTGGAGTGCATAAAGGTCATTTAGGTCTATGTCAAGCAGCTCAATATCTGTCTTGTACCTTTGTGATGACGATGTGCGTACAAAGTTACCGCCGTTGGTAACCGAAGCACCAGTAGTTCCGCCACCGATTAGCTGCGTTCGTGTGAGAGTACCGCTTGCAGAAAGTACCCCACCGTCATAAATGTAAAACCCACCACTACCAAAATGACCAGAACCAGATGCCCCGCCGTTCAAATAAAGCCCAGAGTTGCCAGAAAGCAGTAGTCTTCCAGCACTGTCTGCTGTTGCTTCTCCAACTTGACTGCCGTTATATTTAAAACGTGCGGATGAGCTAGAAATCTCAACGTTTCTTCCGCTTGAAGGAGATGTGTTTAAGCTACCACCAGTGATAGTAAGGCCGTCAATTGTTCCAGCATTTATTTGGTCTGCATCTATCTGTCCTGCATAAACATAGCCTGAACTAATTTCATTTGCTGTAATCGTGTTTGATGCAATGTGAGTTGCAGTAACTGTG